TCTATACCATTCAAGGTGAAGGAAAAACAATGGGTATGCCTTGCGTATTCCTTCGGCTACACGTTTGTAACTTGCGCTGTGTTTGGTGCGATGCGTGGTACACATGGAATCCGAATACAACAGCGTTTTGGACTGAAGGAAAGCTCTGGACGGTTTCCGAAGCACGGGAAAAGATTATTGGTGCATGGGGTTGTAAAGACAATAACGTAGAGAAGCGGGTCATCATAACAGGAGGAGAACCACTCTTACAGAAAGACTCTATTGATGCGCTCATGCTCGAATTGAAAGACTGGAAAGTTGAGATAGAAACCAACGGGACAATGATGCCAACAGAGCAACAATTACGCTTCGCACAATTCAACTGTTCGCCAAAGCTACGCAATTCACAGAACGTAGAAGCCGCACGCAAAAAACCTGAAGTAGTCAAGGCACTTATAGGCGCAGATAGTCAATTCAAGTTCGTTGTTATGCACAATGACGACCTTGACGAGATAGAGACTGAATGGATCAAAGCGTATAACATTCCGATAGATAAAGTAGTCCTCATGCCACAAGGCGTTACGAGCGAAGAAGTCCACAAGAACGCACAATCATTGGTAGAATACGCAAAAGTAAAAGGATATCGGTTACTCGGTAGATTACAATGTGACATCTGGGGAGCAAGGAGACGCGTATGAACAGATATAAAGCAGAACAAGCAATCGAAGCATTACTGGACTCATTCGAGATACCTGAATGGCGGAAAGATGATAACTTCAAGGACACTCCACGACGAGTAGCGAAAGCCTATTCGGAGATTATGCGGGGATTAGAACCGCTTGAAAATCACATCGTAGAGTTTCCTTCTAAATACGACGGTATTATTCATTTCAAAGATGTACAAGCAGTAGGACTTTGTCCACATCACTTACTTCCGATAGAGTACAAAGTTACATTCGCATACATTCCTACAGGAAAAGTACTCGGATTGTCAAAGATACCTCGTATTATCAAGCATATGGCCGCACGGCCTGTATTACAGGAAGACCTCACTCAAGAGATACGAGATTACTTTGTCAACAAGTTATCCCCAATCGGTGTTGCTGTGTTAGTGCGAGGTGTGCATGGGTGTATGAAGTACCGTGGGATCACTGAAGCAGAAGAAGTAACGACAGTAGACTTGTATGGGACGTTTATGGATGTTCCGCAGACACGGAACGAGTTTTACGATCTTATCAAATGAAATTATACATTGCAAAGATAACGACACAATTCGAAGGCTATCATTGTTGGCCTAATGCTCCTGAGAAAGTAGCATTTCTTCGTAATAGGCACCGCCATATGTTTCACGTTACGGCTTGGATAGAGCAGGAGCATGACGACAGAGATATAGAATACATAATGACCAAATGGGATTTAGAAAACCTGATTAAACAAATGAAAACATCTTTGCCGAGCTATGTGGAAGGGTACGCCTCTTGTGAAATGATGGCAGAATACATTTACGACAACATTACGAAAGATCATAAGGTTGAAGTTGAAGTGACAGAAGACGGTGAAAACGGAGCGTTAGTAAAATGAAACTCTGGTACCTACCATTGGAGCCCTACCAAGAACGATACACTTGGTATATGTCTTGTAAAAACGGATGGGCGGAAGACAATTTCAAGAGTTATGAGATAAACTTCGAGCGGATAGAAGGCAAGATGCTTGGCAAAACAATTACTACAGGCGTTGTATTGGACGCATACGGAAGAAGCTACTACTCAATGGATCAGCTCAACAAATTGATTCTAAGAATTAGAAACGGCGATGTAAAAGATGGAGATGTTATCTACACGGAAGACTTCTGGCAACCAGGCATTGAAGCGTTGTTCTATATCCGACAACTCACAGGCATCAAGTTCAAGGTCGGATGTTTCTTCCACGCACAAACGGTAGATAGTACAGACTTCACTTATCCCATGCGCTCTTGGATGCGCCCGATAGAGAAGGGAATGGTCAAGGCATACGACTACATCTTTGTAACCTCAGACATACTGAAGGAATTGATGCAGAAGCATTATGAGAGTACTTGTCGGAATGTGCACGTCATAGGGCTTCCGTATAATAGCGAAAGACTGTTGTACCAGTTATCGCTTCCGCAACAAATGTGGAAAGTGGCGCAAGAACAGAAAGAGCCGTATGTATTATTCTCATCCCGCTTTGATAAGGAGAAGAACCCGCACTTTTTTATGGATTTGGTAGAAAGTTGTCCCGATATCCAATTCAAGATAGTCAGACCCCGCAAGAGCATCAGCAATGACCCCGAAGTGATCGAGCGGTTGCAATACCTATTCAAGCACTGCAAAAATCTAAATCAAGTAGATACATCGGATAAAAAGCAGTATTACGAGCTTCTTACTCATGCAAAAGTGCAATTCAACTGTGCGAAGCAGGATTGGGTGAGTTGGACTATATTAGAGGCGATTACCTTCGGCTGTAATCCACTGTACCCTACTTGGAAGGACTTTCCGTGGGTACTGAAAGATCACCCAGACCACTTATACAACGCTTGGAACCTTGTAGACGCTTCCAAGAAGCTCAGAAAGCTATTACAGAAACCGTTTGATCCGTCATTGGTGAACATTGTTAACTATCACGATACGAGTTGGCATCAGTATTTGTTTAAGATGAAGTTCAACGTATGAAACTATTTCTTGCAGGATTTGAGAATGAAACGTGGCACCCGATCATAAAAACGAAGCGGGTAGAAAATGCGTTTGTATCGTACTACTACATGAGAGAACAAAAAGACCTCGGCAGAAGTGCAATGGAAGTAGTACGGGACAGCGTGAAGACAATTATTGTTGATAGTGGAGCGCATTCCTTCTTCTCAGAACGATACGATGAGGGTCTATCTGTATCAAACCTACGCAAGCGGACAAAAACAAAGCAGACCCCAGACGAATACATGGAAGGATACCTCAAATGGGCAAAGGCGTTCTATCCGATGTTTGATTACTTTGTGGAATTGGACATTGGTGAGATCGTTACACAGAAGCGAGTACTAGAATGGCGAGAGCAAATCAAAGCAGAAGGACTGTATGGGAAATGTATTACTGTTAATCATCCCGCAGTCGTTCCGTTCGAGGATTGGCTCGCCACTATCAAAGACAGTCAGAGTAAGTACGTCGCGATTGAAGGAGAGCGTCAGAATAGAGAGCGCCTACCATACAACAAGCTGATTGAGCCCTGCTACAAAGCAGGAGTACGAGTGCATGGGTTCGCTATGTTAAAAAAAGACGTATTGGAAAAGTACCCATTTTATTCAGTTGACTCTACGTCATGGATGGGTGGTATCTTATACGGACGAGGTATGGCTATCAACGGGAAAAGAAACTCGTTTGTTAATTACAACGAAAAAAGTCATCAGTCTGTTTCCCTTGCAAAACATCCGATAGACGTAAATGAGTTGTATTCGTTGAATAAGAAGACACAGTACTTCGCTCGTGGTATGCTATCTGTTGAAGCGTATAGAAAAATGCAAAAACATTACACAGCATTGTGGGAACTAAGGGGGATCAAATGGGTATAGACTTTGAGGCCAAAAACATAAAAGTAATTCCAATAGAAGAAGCTCATCCGAACGCTTGGAATCCAAAAGACAAAGATACCGACGAGTACCGCATGGTGAAGGAAGGTATTGAAAGGAAAGGTCTGAAGGCTCCAATCTTCGTTCGGGAAGTCCCAAACACATTCGGCTATGAGATCGTAGACGGAGAGCAACGCTGGACTGCGTGCAAAGAATTGGGCTTCAAAGAGATCGTTGTATACAATCTCGGTCCCATCAGCGATCAGGAAGCGCAAGAACTGACGTTATGGTTTGAACAACAGGTTCCATTCAACGAAGTGAAGCTATCGGGTTTACTGAAAGACATGGTAACAAAGTTCCCCGACCTCATCGTTCCATTCACTAGCCAACAGCTTGAAAACTATGTGAAGATGGCAGACTTCAACTTTGAAATGTTCAACGGAGGAGAAGGCACGCCACTTGAAGACGGCGATATGGTAACAATCAAAGTAACCAAAGACCAAAAGCATATTATTGACCAGGCGGTAGAGTTAGTTTCCCAAGACCAAGAAGATATAAGTGAAGGCAGAGCACTTGAACTCATCTGCGCAGATTACATAGGAGCACCGCATGACTAAAGCTGAATACGTCACATACGCCACAGACACTTGCAACCTCTCTATAGATAGTGATATAGTAGGGAAGATATGTCTCTCAAGAAAAGAACTCACTCTGTTACTGGAAATCACGTTAAAATCACTGCTCGCCATAAACTCCGACGTATACAAAAAGAACTCGCTCGTATCGAGCCACTCCCATCCGCACGAAATCAAGTCGACGCATTACAAAAGCGTATAGAATACTGGACGACTTTGTTAAAATAGTATGAAACCGTGTCATTGTGAAACACACCTTAGTGTAGAAGCACAAGAGAAAAACAAAGAGTGGATACCATGCGTCGGGCATGGGGAAGGTTGTCCGTGTACTGAAAAGCTAAAAAAGACTATAGGCGATTCTAATAATTAGAAAGGAGTGTTATGACAGAAATAAACATTTCATTGGAGGAGTTTCTCCATGTACATAGACAAGGAATCAGTAAGCTCGTACAGAGCTTGAAAGGATACCTTGACAGTAAACCAGACAAAGCAGGTCGTGAAGTCGCACTCGCACATACAAAGTTAGAAGAAGCGAAGATGTGGCTTGGAAAGGCGTTGGGCGAAGCGGGAGCAAAACTTCCAGCAGACTACCCAGCAGATAACTAATATGCAAATGTTAAACTCATTCACCGTAAACCCAAACCCAGCCAGACGATGTGATGGTTGTGGTGTAATCGTTGGAGGTAGCAATCCCCTCAAAGCAGGGATTGAAGTGCGGGAAGGGCCACTGACAGGCTTCTTCCACTCCCACCAATGCTTTGAAACTAAATGGAAGGAGGTTTCTCCAGATGAAGACATACAATTTTAGTAAAGAAGACCTAGAGTACTTGTCTCCTGTTGAAGCAACGAAACAAGCGTTGAATACAGCCGTACAGGTATACATCCTGAACACAGTCTTCCCAAGACTCGGACTGAAAACTACTGACAAAGTAGAATACGATGTCAAGCAAGGGACATTGAAAGTACTCGATGTGGTTGTTCCAGATGAACCGCCAAAAGAAGTAAAAAAAGAAGAAGCAAAAACTAACTAATATGGCCGATAGTATTGTGCCTAAGCCAGAAGGCCGTCCTACGGTTCTAACAGCAGAGGCTATTCTAAAACTGGAGGAGATTCTCCGCATAGGCGGAAAGATCATTGCGGCTTGTGCATACGCCAAGATCAGTCCCCAAGTTTACTATAGGTACTTGAAAGAAGATGAGGACTTTCGGAATAGAATGCAATCAGCACAGCACTACTCTATTATTGCGGCGCGTTCTATCGTGGTAAAACAGATGATGGATGAAAAGAATACACCCGCAGAAGAACGGACAAAGTTAGCCCAATGGTGGTTGGAAAAGCACGACATCAAACAAGCAACAGATGGTCCAATCCAAAACACACAAGTCAACATCTTTTCTGAACTCAAAAGTAAATACACAAAAACAGTTGAAGAAGTAGAGCATGATACTATCAAGGCAGAGTTTGATGAAGGCGTAACAGAGACAGAAGTACCTACGGTATCTACTGTGCCTGAGCCGTTAAAGAATGAATGAAACCTTTGATTACCGACTATTCATACAAGATCACTTCGCCATCGTTGATAAAAACGAGAAGGTAGTCCCGTTCGTTTTCAATAGTGTACAGTCCCGTTTATACGACAATCTCAAAAGCAGGGACATTGTATTGAAGGCACGACAAGAAGGAGCGTCCTCACTTATACTGGCATTGTTCACTGTAGACTTCCTACTCAATCCCAACACAAAAAGCGTTTGTATTGCTCACGATAAAGACTCTACGATTAAACTGTTTGATCGGGTGAAGTTCTACATCAAAGCGTTCGAAGATAAAACAGGTGAGAAAGTACCACTCCAATACAATACACGCTCGGAGTTAGTAAATGAGTTGAATGGTGCTACGTTCTATGTAGGTACAGCAGGGAGTCAGTCGTTCGGACGTTCTGCTACGCTTACGAACATTCACTTTTCAGAGTTTGCCTTTTACAATAACCCAGAGGAGATTTATCTATCCGCCTCACAAGCAGGAACACCCAAGCACATTATTATAGAGACGACTGCAAACGGCATAGGCGGGTTCTTCTACAAGTTGTGGAATGATGCCTATGGAGAGCGGAGTAACTTTCATGCTCACTTTTTTGGATGGAATGATAACCCTGAATACACAGCCCCAAAAGACATTGCTATACAGTTAACAACGGATGAGCAAAACATGAAGACCCGTTTTACGCTAACCAATGGACAATTGGCTTGGAGACGGATGAAGATTGCAGAGCTTACGAGTGAGATAAAGTTCCGCCAAGAGTACCCTATAACGCCCGAAGAAGCATTCATTTCATCAGGTAATCCCGTATTCAATGTCGATGCGCTTACGTTTATGAAAACAAAGATGTGCAAGCCACCACTCGCTATAGGAGGATTGGTTGGCTACAAGCCACCAGCGTTCGAGAAGAATCAAGAAGGCTATCTGAAGATATGGGCAATGCCAAAAGAAGGGGATCAGTACGTTATTGGTGCAGACGTAGCAGAAGGAAAGATCACAGGGGACTATAGTTGCGCTCACGTTCTCAATAGGAAGACGTATGAGCAGGTAGCAGTCTTTCACGGACACATTGACGTTGATTTGTTTGCAAAAGAACTCTACAAACTTGGTATGTTCTATAAGCAAGCGATGATCGCACCAGAGCGGAACAGTATTGGTATTGCCGTTGTATTGGGATTGCGGGAACTGGACTACCCTCGTATGTGGATACGGGAGAAAGAAGTTATGGTGCAGGATAAACTCACGCCTGAGTTGGGTTGGGTAACAGACAGCAAAACAAAGCCAATTTCTATTGCAAACTTAGGCAAAGCCATACGGGAGAAAGTTATTATTATCCGCGACGAACATACTATCCAAGAACTGTATGCCTATCAGTATGATGCGGCTGGTCATGCGGCAGGAGTAACGGGATCGCATGATGATAGAGTGTCAGCGTTACTCATTACCAATGAAATGTATAATCGTGTACCATTGGAGTCAGCATCAGGCAATGAGATAGCCCGTGAAGACCCTAATATGTATAGTCCGCAGTCAGAGATAAGTGATACGTTTCAAGATATGTCATCCAATTACCTAGACTAATATGGCAAACATGACGCATGAGGAGTTCAAACAATTACTTCGGGTTTTCAGTCCGTCGTTGTATACTATGGATGTATTCACAGATCGTTTTCTCAAGGATATGAAAATGCAGTACGGTGAGATACATTTCAAAGCAATGATACAAGGTGGTAAGATAGTACGGATAGAAGCCTTCCCAGTATTATCGCAGAAGACAGACAACTTGACATAATGTTATAGTTAGAGCATTGTAGAATTATGGCACGCACCATTGAAGACGTACTAGCAGAAGCCTCAGCAAGACCCAATCCCGCAGGTGGCAACGGTATCTTATTGCGCTCCGACGTATTAGATGTGCTGGAGGGGCTTGAAGAACCCGACAGGCATACCACATTCGACCTTTTGATTGACACAGCACAGTTTATTGGACCATTAGATAAAGAAAAAGCAAAAACAGATTACATTTCATACTAGCTATGGATATAGACAAATTGTTAGACCTTGTTATACTGGTGATAGGGAAGGAGCACATAGACCGTGTTCAACGTAAAAGGCTTCGTACCTTGTTGGAGTTGTCTACAAAAACCGATTTCCATGAAAACGACTTTACTAAGCGGGAAAGTAAACCTGTTAAAGAACAGATTGCGCCCTCACCCAATGAAATCAAAGCAGAAGAAAACAGCTTCGATCTTGCAAACGCTCCTCACTTCAATTTTCCAAAAGGCGAGTTCAATCTTGAAGTGGAAGGCGAAGAAGGTATCCGAGCAATAAAAATCATGCCAGATGGAAGGTCGGAGGTAAACTAATATGGCAACAGTTGACCACAATACACCAGCAAACGCAGACAGAAAGAAACCAATGAGCGGGTTAGACCTCGCTATGCAGTTTGAGAAAGACCACAAGCTCAAAGAAGAAATGGACGATCAACTTCTTCTGTTAAAAGTAAAAAACAACTACCAAATTGCTTCCGAAGCTCGCAAACGCTATGACTGGGAGTGGTTATCCCGTGATTTATTCCGACGGGGATACCAATTCAGTAAATACAATGCAAAGACCCGTACTGTTACGATGGCTACAAGTAATGTAACGAAGATTCCTATTAACTTAACAGCCGCTTCCATGCGGGTTATCAAAAACTCTGTTACTGTCTTCCGCCCGAAATGGGAAGTACTCCCGAATAATGAAGACGACAACTCAAAGACCAATGCACGCTTCGCAGGAAAGACACTCGACTATGTACATTTACGCTATCGGTTGAAGAAAGTGCAAAAAGAAACCGTCGGGCAAGGACTTCTGTATAGTGTCGGTGGCCCTTGGCAGATAGGATGGGACACGGAAGTTGTTAACGAAGACGGAACAAAAGGATTCATATACATATGGTTGCTTGATCCATTCGATTTCTACGTTGATCCGAACTGTACGGATGGTCTAACGTACTCAGACGCACAATACGTTGTCAAAGCAGTCCGCAAGAGTGTTATGGATATCAAGAATAACCCGATGTATCACAATACAGAAGGGATGATAGGTGATACCCGACTAGCCGCTTCTGAATACAAGCAGTTTCTTATCCAATCCATCAAACAGAATGTACAAATGCAAACGACAGAAGAAAGTCAGACAGTCATTCTGAAAGAAGCGTGGATGAAAGAGTACGATGACAAAGGCAAGATGTCTATGCGGGTAGTTTCTTGGATTGATACGATCCCGAAACCGCTTCGCAATGAGATCGTAAATGAAGAAGACTTCCCGTTTAGAGGCTACCAAGCTGATATGAACCCGTTGGAAGTTTATGGAGAAGGTTGGGCACGCCATGTAATCCCCGTCAACAAGGTATTGAACGCACTGGAATCAAGCATCTTTGACTATAATTATAAGTACGCTAAGGGGCGCATAGTGGTTGATAAGAATAGCGGAGTACGCGTCATCACCAACGAACACGGGTCTATTATCGAAAAGAATCGTGGAGCAGATGTCCACTCACTTCCATTACAGCCATTACCGAATAATGCAGAAGCACAAGTACAACGTATGCGTCAGTATTTCGAAGACCTTTCAGGAGCGCATGATGTTTCATTAGGGCGCATTCCTTCGGGAGTGAAGTCAGGTATTGGTATTGCAGAGTTGAAACAAGCTGATGCAACCAATCAAGATGACTTGGTAGACAATTTGGAAGACTTCCTCGTAGAAGTTGGTAAAAAAGTGCTCAACACTATATCAAAGTACATGGATGTACCTCATCTTATCAAAGCTACGAACATTGTAGGCAAAGCCGAGTACTTTGCTATTGTGGGATCGGAAGCAGGAAAAGGCCGCTCAAAGAAAAACACCTATAAGATTGGGAAGTCAGAGTACCCACTCGTAACGATAGAGCCAAACAATTCAATAACTGTACAAGTAGGATCATGGCTTGCTTATAGTAAACAACAGAGGCAACAGGAGTTGAAAGACCTATACACAACAGGAGTCATAGATGCTCGTACTTTACTGGAGCACTTAGAGTTTGGAGACATAGATACTATCCTTACCCGCAGACGCTATGAAGATATACTGAAATCACGTCGAGATACGCAAGGCATCAATCAAACACCTATCACAGAGGAGGAACTTGCCTTGTCTGAAACGCAGATGCTATTGACGGGGGACAGTCGGGTAACGGCACAACCACAGGATGACC